TATTTTACATATATAAGTAAATCACAGCCTCTTTTATGCGATATCTACCATCTTGTGGTATATTTTACATATATAAGTAGATTATAGCCTCTTTTATACACTTCTTGCCCACAAGTGGTTTTTTCTGGAAGTATTCTGGTTCTCCAATGATTTCCAACTCTTTTATTTTCCATGTTACATATGTCTTAAAATCATCATTACATAATCCGCAAGGTGTAGCATCTTGTGTTCCCCAAAATTTGACTAAGGCATACTCATTTTTGATAATTCGTACCTTCTCATTGTTATAAGAAGCTGGTGTATGTGGCACATTATTCTTCTCAAATTCATCAAAAGTCTTACATCTGATACTAGATAAAAAATAAACAATAGCGAGAATTGCCAACAACCAGAATATCAGGTTTTTCATACTTAGTTTCTTGCAACATCCTTTCATTTGCCTTGTCTCTGCTGTACGAATACCGAACTCTTGATTAGCGAGTCAGGAGTTCCCATATCAGACCAAAATCCCTTCAAGATAGAATATCGCATCTTACCTCTGCGGATATAGGCATTATTTACATCTGTTATCTCCAGCTCCCCTCTGCCCGAAGGTTTGAGTTTAGATATAATGGAAAATACCGATGAGTCGTAAATATAGGCCCCTGTCACAGCAAGGTTGGATTCGGGTTTGCGTGGCTTTTCTATAATCTCAGTAATCTCATTCCTTTTAATCGCAGTCACCCCAAACTGGCGAGGATTATCGACCTCTTTAAGAAAAACCTTGGCCTCTCCCCTTCGCAAATCGCCTATCTCAATTATATCTTCAACCATATTATCCCCAAGGATAACGATACAATGTTCCTTTTGGATAAAATCCTTAGCCAAGAATAATGCCTGAGCAATTCCGCCAGCTTCATCCTGAACTTTGTAAGTAAAGCTTGTCCTGAATTCTGAGCCAGACCCGAGAAGCTCTATCATGTCTCCCATATGCTCCTTTCCCGTAACAATCATTATCTCTTTGATTCCTACATTGAGAAGCGTGAAAAGAGGAAAGAAAATCATGGGGCGGTCATAGACACACAATAAATGTTTGTTTGTCACCCTGGCCGAGTAACCAAGCCTCGTTCCTGTTCCACCCGCTAGGATTACGCCTTTCATTTTTTCTTTTTACTTCCCTAATTTTTTTCTATCAATCTAGTGCAATACGGACATTGATAAATATCTATATCATTTAATTTTGTAAATCTGATCTTCCTTAGCCAATATCTCTTTAACATCTGGTGATTAGCTAAAAAATCCATCAAGACAAAATAACCGTATCCGACCAATCTCCAGAAATACCAATCTAGTTTTTCAACTAGGTTTGTTTCTCTAGGAGCAAGCCTTCGCATAAGATTTATTTCGGCTTTTAATTTCCAAAATATTTTCATAATGACCTCCTTCATTTTTTCTCCTTTAATTTCTCTTCCAAAAGCTTGAAAATCGGTTTCCAGTGCTTTTTCCAAATGGTATCCCAGTCAAATTCAAGAATATTCTCCCTAGTAACTTTCCTGAGTCCCCTATAATCCGTATATTTCCATGCATTATAGGCAAGCTCCAGGCATTTAAGAACTCCCTCTTCACCTACCTCATATCTGAAACAATTTCCCGGGATATACCTTAAATGATCTGGCTTCGTATCTATCAGCCATCCCGTCTTAGTCAATTCTTTGCCTGTCGTAGTATCTGTAGTTATTACAGGAGTTCCGCAAGCCTGAGCTTCTATAATTGGAATTCCAAAACCCTCACCACGAGTAGGCAAGCAAAAAACATCCATTCCGTTATAAACATCATTCAACCATTCTTTATCTATTCTGCCTATGTCGTTGGATCCCTGATGAGGAAAGTAGAGCCTTGAAACCCCGATTTTGTCGGCTATCTTGATATAATCGACTGTTCCTGGATACTTACCCCCAACATGAGTATGGATATATAGCTTTGCCTCGATATGCTTTTTCTCAAATTCTTTAAAGGCTCTCATGAGGGGTATGAACCCCTTGCGATCATCTCCGTAATTAAGCCCTACCGAGCCTATGACAAAATCATCATCTGTCCAACCCATGTCTTTACGGAAAGCCTTTCTTCCGTCCAAGTTCGGTCTGAAAACCTTGGTATTAACCCCATGAGGAGCATACATCGGCTCTAACCCGATTGATCTCAACTCTTTTACTCCGTGCTTTGACATGGCAATATGGAGGCTAGGGCCTTTTGAAGTCGTATCATCAGGGGGATGGGGGTCTTTTCCGAGGCAGACATTCCTGAGAACATCGGCTATCCATTCTGTATCTATCGGGACATAGGCTACCCATTTATCGTGTATCGGCTGTCGTTTTCCATGTAGCTTCCAAATATCCCAGAGCGAGAAGAGATAGTCGAATTTCTCAGCCTCAAGCATCTCGTTAAGTATCGCTATATTAGTGCCTTCGAAGATTTCAATACCTTCGAGTTCTTTTAATGCGTTATTAATGCTTTTTGTAATTTTCTTGGGATTGTCTTTTTTGACCCAAGTTTGGGTCTCGTGAAGAATATCTCCGACCCTTTCATGGTCTACCCATCGTTGCCAATGCTGAAAGCCATGTTTCGTTGCAATACGGATAAAATGACCTTGTTTCCTGAGCCGAGTTACAAGCTCTTTGCAAACATTTCCGTAGCCACTGTGGGCAAGTGGACTTGTGGTATGAAAGAGGATTCTCATATTTTCCCCTTGAAAAATTATTTAGAAAAGGAAACCAGGGAGAACCTGAAAGCTCTCCCCAGTTCCTATCTATACTAAGCTAAGGTGAATCTACTTACCCATTATGCGGGTAAACTAGATTGCCCGTAACGTGCTCGGCCTTGAACAAGAATAACTCCTACTTTCTCTGTTCCGCTTGCATTATCAGTTTCAAGCCTTGCTCCAGCAAAGCTGAATCCAGAGCTTAACTGTTCCCCTCGAATCTCTGCTTGAAGAAGATCTGTATCTGTAGTATTTGTGGATGTGAATGTATCTGTCTGAGATGTAGTCGCTGATCCTGCACCAGCAGCCGAAGTAGCCTCTAAAATGGTCAGTGTAATAACTGAATCGGAAGCCACCCCAGAAGCGTGGGCAAGAGCCCATACCACATCATAGTTCTCCATGTTTGCAAAAGCAGCAGTTTCAATCTTGTCGCTGGTTTCAGCACCAAGGGCAGATGAGAACGCACCGTAGCTAGGTCTGTAATTTTCAGACATCTTGTGCATAGTGTTACCTCTCTGTTTAACTTGTAGTAGTCAAGGCGACAAAGTTGGACAAGGTATCCGTAGCAGCCCCCCGCTTTGGGATAATAGCCGAGTCGAGGATCGGTTGACCATCCACTCTAAGTACTATCCGCCAGCAGGTTTGGTTCTTCAGAAAACCGTATGTCCCACTTGAATAGTCGAAATGCCTTGACCCTGAAATTTCCATTGACCTATCGCCTATGAAATATCCGTTGTCGAAATCAGCCAGAATAATGTCCCCGGAAGTACCCATTTGGGCACATTTCTCAGTGACGATAATCGGACGATTGAGAATTGTCATCCTGGAAAAGTCTATTACCGATGCTGAATTAGCTGCGGCTGCTTGGAGTTCGAGCAGTTCGGTAAAAACGCTCGGATTGATTAACCAGATCGCAAAAGGCCATGACCCAGGCAAAAGCCTCTTGGCCATGTTTCCGAAATCGGTTATATCAATCTTATTGATGGCCGTCCTTGTAGGAGTGACCAAATACCCACTTTTCATGATACCTAACGGCTCTCCTGCTCCGCTTCCCTGGATAAAAAAGTCGTCTTCATAGAACCTGATGGCCCTACCGAATGCGAGCTTGATGAAACTCTCAAACTTACCGTAATCGTCTTCCAGCTGATTCTGAACGAATGTCACAGCGACACCCTCATGAGCTGTAAGCTTGCGGTTTCCGATAACGGGATCGGAAGCCTCATCGGCCTTCTGTCCCGTCTCTTCAATCCAAGTGAACGTGATGCCACCGAAGATATTCGAGCTCCTGTCGGAATCGACAAGTACCCGAATATTCAGCGTATCGGAAGTCATCGGGAGAACAATCGCCCGACTTCTTACGATGCTGTTCTCCAGCATGGCATGGTAGATCTGATCGGCCCATTTTTCAGGGACGGTAAAGCCCCCGCCTGAATCAGAACTCTCGGTCATTGTCTTGAATATCGGATCGTTAAGCCTACTGTCCATATGCTCTCCGTCTATAGCTTTGCGGGCGGCGACTAGAAACTCTCCTAACGACTTGAAATCGCCCGTCTTTGAATCTACTCTCATCTCAATACCTCATTAACTAGATCCGGATAAAGCAACAAACGGCCCGATGGTAGCGGTACCGTTTTTGGGTGTCAACGGCGATGCCAGCCAAGGCTGCCCGTCTACCCTAAGAGTGAACCTCCAGTATGTGGTGTTAGTCGTGAACCCGACATGGGCTGATGTGTCAATAGCAAGTTTAGACCTGTCTCCGATGAAATAATAAGAGAAATCGAAGAACCCGATGTCAAATGCAGTTCCCAGACCAGCCATTTTCTCGGTAAGGATATAAGGCCTTCCGAAAATAGTCTTGGGAATATTCTCAACTGCTCCACCATGTTGTGCAACCCAAATCATCTGATGTCCACTAGCTTGTGCAGCGTTTCCAGCCCCGATTCGCATAATCTGAGGAAGAACCTCATGGTTCAATAACCAGACAGCATTGCCCCTGCTTGTAGGAAGCATACGGGTATAGAGATTAACGAGATCGTTGTAGTAGACGAGATTATTGGCCTGTCTTGTAACAGAGATAAGAGCACCTGAATTAGCAATTCCCAATGGTTN